TTTTCACTTACGACCAGTTCCAGATCGCTTTCTTGGATTGCTATTTGTGTATTCATTGTTCTGTTTTAAAGTTTCTATTTTCTGAAAGCTTCATGCTGCTCTTTTGTTTTAAGCCATTGTAGGCATCTTTTGTTATCAGGGACGGTCAATTGTGTGACAACCCCAAGCATTTCATCAAACGACAATTGATCTGTGCTTTTGTTATCGACGTGGACATCAAAGCATCCGTTATCAAGTCGTTTGATTATAATATCTGGTTTCATTGTAATATCCAATTTCATCATCCATATCAATTAGTTCTTTTACAACATCATTAGCAACACAGATGCGTTTCTCCATTTCTGCAAATACCATTTCATCCGGTATTATCCTTACAATATGAATAGGAGTATTTTGGAAAGGATTGTAAACAACAAAATCAGTCCATTGCGCACCAGTACACATCATGTGAGCCATACACTGGTAGAAATATTCAGGTTTGGTATCAAGCAGCGATTCGTTGTCGTATATTTCGCTTCTATACTTCATGAAAGTACTTTGAATCGGGCATTTGATTTCCAAACAGCCTTTTTCACCGGTTTCTTCATCATAATAATAGCCATCAGGGCTACTTGCGAAATACTCTATAGTAGGATGCTTACATGACCCTGTTTCAACAATATGTCGACCTGTGATTCTCTCATACAGTTCTCTGGCATTTTCTTCCTGATCTGTTCCCCATTGCATAGATTTGGTATTAATGCAGACCTGATGCAAATATTTCTCAAACTCGACATCATCATTGACAACTTCAGGATTCATATCCCTTTCTGATGCAACTTGATAAATATAAGTTTTGGCTGTATCGGAGAAGTAATCAGTTCTTCCTTTTTTCATTAGCAGTCCGACCTGCGACCCGGTGAAATTACCGAGCCGCTTGCGGAACCATTCTATAGAATGTTGTACTTCCATTACAATAATGATTTTCGAGCAGGTTTATTATTCGCGTAATCTTGAGTTTGGCTTGCAGGTTGTTCCGGTTGGGGCTGCTCTTTGACACCTGCGGCTTTTGCAGCAATCTCGGCAAGCTTGTTTTTCGTACCTTTATCCAGGATTTCTTCATACTCTGCATCCTGAATATCATCAGCTTCTTCTTTGGTTATTAATCCCATTGAAATCTCCGGGCAATATACACGTTGCCAAAAAGCAGCAGCACGATAGCGAAGCATTTGACTGGGCATTGATTGCCATTTTGAGCCGTTCTTCTTTATCCAGCCCTCTTTGTCCGCCATCCCAATAGTTATCCAATCACCATGAAGCGGTTCTTTATGTTCTTTATCGGATGACTCATAGGCAATGCAGCGACATCCATATTCCAAAGTACCTTCCTCTCCCTTAAATTCATAACGAAGTGGGGAAAAACGTCCGCTTGCGTTGATTGTAGCTATCAGAAATTTACTGCTAAAAGCTGGATTGCCATGTACGATATAAAGATTTTGCATACACATCAAAGGGTTACATCCCATTCTCATAGCCATATCCAATGCAATAACGCAGTTCCCGATGTTCCCTTTATAGGTATCCGGGACGATAGTACTTTCGGTGTACATTTTTGCCATGCGTTGCATAACTTCAAATTGTTTGACAGTCTGTCCTACAGGTGTCATTGCAAATTCTGCTGCCTGTTTAGCTTGAATAATTTGCAATTCCGTAACATTCTTTTCTTCCATATTTTATATTATTTAAAGTGGTTTGAATTGCTTCCGGAGTGCCGATCAAGACAAACCGGGAATAGATTACTCACACGGAATAACTTCACCATTGATTAACTTATAGTAAGTGTCAGGTTTTATAATTTCACCATCAACCCTTACAGCTTTAACTTCTTTAATCGGATACACATTGCCATCCCATTCCCCTCTTTCTGTAAGAACTATCCAACAACCAATGCTGCCTTTAGCCTTACTATCTTTCCCTGTTACTATGGCTATTGATTCTTTTCCGGTTACTTCTGCTGCTGATCGGTTTCCGGTGTTCGTCGCTGCTGATTGGTATCCGGTGTTCGTCGCTGCTGAATAGTCTCCGGTGTTCGTTGCTGCTGATTGGTATCCGGTGTTCGTCGCTGCTGAATAGTCTCCGGTGTTCGTCGCTGCTGATCGGTCTCCGGTGTTCGTTGCTGCTGATTGGTATCCGGTGTTCGTCGCTGCTGATTGGTATCCGGTGTTCGTCGCTGCTGATTGGTCTCCGGTGTTCGTCGCTGCTGATCGGTTTCCGGTGTTCGTCGCTGCTGATCGGTTTCCGGTGTTCGTCGCTGCTGATCGGTTTCCGGTGTTAGATTTCTTATTATCTTTCCAATTTACTTTGTCTAAGATAAATTTTACTCCTGCTTCTATTATTCCCTTTAGTCCTATTTCTGCTGAAATATGTAATTTGGAACAAGCTACTTTGGTATCATCACCATCCCTATCAATATTACCGCTTCCTTTCACTATACAATACCTGCTCGATCCTTTTTCGCCATATGGTGGGTAATACCCTAATACATCTAAAGGATTTTCACAAAAATGAAAACCATTTGAGCAAGCTTCAATCTTCCCTTCTTCCTCGAACTCCTTCCCTACCTCATATTGGTAGTCTTTACACTTAAGGTCTTTATCAAATCCTTTAAATCCTGTTATTGTTTCTGACATGATTATATATTATTTAAAGTGGTTAATCAAATAAATAAAGCGTCTATCCTCACGAACCGACGCTTCCGAAAAGTTTAATTCAAAAAAGATTGTTCCTAGATACCGAACCAACGGACACTAGGATAGTATAGAACATGTAAAACTCAAATAAGGGACTCGCACCCTACGACATCCTGGGGTGTCGGCATTGGGTTAATTAATAAATGAATGTCTATTTGCGATTTCCTAATAATTCTAAGCTTGATTTTTATTCTTTATTCCAAATTTATCAGATATAATATCTATTGAATTTGCAAATGCTCTAAACATTCCATACGTAAATAAGGAACTTACAACACCAAGAATAAAAGATGTTGTTCTTTCCTCAAAATCGATTAACGTAAATGTTGTAATGAAAAAGAAACATGATGAAATAGTAGAAGCTAATAATGCAACTAATTCAAATAATATTGCTCCTCCTATTAAGATTACAAATATTTTCTTCATTTCTATGAATTTTATTACATATAAATAATTGAAATGCAATTTTATAGCTATTTTATATTGATGTATTTGTTTAAATCAATTGTAGCTAAAGCTTGTTTAATCTCCAATCTGGAATAGCATATCGGAGAATTTTTACCGGCTCCTTTTCTTTTGCCTTTTATTAATCCTTCTGATTCCATTTTGTTTATGTATGAAGGATCTACACCAAGCGTCTTGAACCATCTAACCAACTCTCTTGTACTTATATTATCTTTCGTTGGTTCATAAACTTTAATAGCTTTCATGTACCCAACTTGAACCATGTCAGCCATTATGTTCTTTAATTGATATAAATCTAGCTCTAGCTTTGTTCTCATAGCTATTGGCTTAAATTATTACACAGTTTAATTAATAGTTTCTAACTACCTGAATATATTCGGCTTCTTTATTGTTCACCACCGTATATAAACGTTGCCCCTTTTCAATAATCCTCTCTTCTCTAGCTTTTCTATTCAGTTCGATAGCGATTCTACGTATTTTTAATAACATTTCATTGCTATGGTCAAATTTAACATCGTCTTCTTTCTTTAAAAGTTTTTTTTCTATACGTATTCTCTCTTTGCTTTTATCAAACCCTTTTTTCCCTTTTATTCCTTTCATAATACAAATATTTAAATTATTGATTTGTGGGCGTAATCGGATTCGAACCGACAATAAACCAACTGGACAGGTGAGCTCACACACTGCCACTTTATGCCCGTTTCCTGTATCACGTCAGATACAGGACTTAATCGAAACACGAATTTTCACACATAAAACAGCTATTCTCTCGAACCGCATACCTATATCACTTTTCTCTCTTTAGTCTCTTTTGGTGCTTTTCCATGTATATGGAACATAATGCAAACACAGTAAATGAAAGCCAGAAAACGATATTTAATCGGTTTGCAAACAATATCACCATTGCAAATGATATTGTCCAAATTGCTAATAGTGGAGTACGTTTCATAAGATTAATTATTTGATTATTATTGTGGAGAATCTTGGATTTGCACCAAGATGAGTTGTCAAGCTCGCCACATCTAAGGTTGACATTCCTATTATCGAGTGGTGCGTCTACTGATTCCGCCAATTCTCCTTATTAAAAAGTGCACTATCTTCACAGACCGTACACTATAGAACCACACAAATAAAAAATAAAACACTGCAAAAAGTGCCCTACCCGATTCTCGCTATCGGATGCCGTTCAATCCGTCAGTAGGGCTATATATACACACTAATAGTGTGATGATCTTTAACTTATCGACTGCTGCTGTCTTAGGCTCATATCATCGCCATCGATTGCTTATACAGTTTATTATTCTCCGCCTCGGCTATAATGCTTATTAGCGCAGGCTACTTTAACGTGCCCTGAACACGGCTTCATTTTTGAGGGTTAAGCCTCCCATCCCGAATTAGGAGTCATCGGTTTACCATTGTGTCCTGAAAGCGTTTCGCTCGCTTCTTTCGTAGGTTCTAACCTAACAGAGCTTCGTATTCACTTATCAAATTAAAAAGGTAATTCATAATCCATTTCTTTGGCTTATTAAAAGCGGTCAATAACTGAACGGTCTTTTCGTCTTTCTCCTCCAAATCCTTTACGTATTGATGAAGGAAAGCCAAATTCTCGTTAATCTGTTCTGTACTCATAATTACCTCCAAGAGCTATCATAGTTAGTATATTTATCGGCAAAGAACGCTTTCAATACATTTCCCTTGCTTGCATTGAATACCGGCTTGAAAGACTTCTTTTCCTCTTCAATCTCTCTGTATTCTTTTTGCTGTTTCTTTGCCAAGAACCAAGCCTGTTTCAATGCTTCACTTAAAGAGATACGACGATACGCCTTCAAGATGTGAGCATGTTTCATTATCTCACTGTTATTAAATTTTCCATCTTTTAAAAAACTGAATGCGTTCATCTTAATCTCTTTTTAGTTATTACTATTGTTTCT